TTGCAACTGGTATTCTTAGTGTTGTAACAGGATTTCGTATCAAGAATGCAGCAGCGTCTGGTCAATATCTCCGAGGTAACGGAACAACCTTCGTGGCCTCTGCCATCCAAGCAGCAGATGTCCCGACGCTGAATCAAAGTACGACCGGTACAGCTAGAGGGCTAGATTCTTCCAACTATATTTCCCGTACAGGCAGTTCTGGTAATGCCAACACCGATTTCCAGAATACCCCTGCTGGAACGATGCGCTATCAGGGAGATGACGCTAACTTAACAAATGGTCCTGGTAATACCTGGTGGGTGTATCAAAACTTCCGCCATAGTAATTCTTCAAACTTCTGGGGTACTCAAGTTGCTTGGGGATGGGAAGATAATGCCAATAGACTTGCCACCAGAAATATCACAAGCGGAACATTTGGGGCCTGGGTTTATTACCTGAATAGCAGTAATTACAACTCCTATTCCCCAACTCTTACGGGGGGTGGCGCTTCAGGATCATGGGGCATCAACGTCACTGGTTCATCAGGCTCCTGTACCGGCAACGCCGCGACGGCTACGACAGCAACCAATCAGTCTGGCGGCACGTGTAACGTAGCTCAGAGTTTCACTGCTATAACCCTAAACGGTGCCGGTAACGGCTTTTTGGGCGGGACATCTGGCGATAACGCTACTAGCACTGTAGCGAATGTTAAGTTGAGTTCATGGTATGGTATAGGGTTTTCACCTAGCATTACTGGACAGACAGTCCCATACTCAGAAAATGCAGCGTGGATAGATGCCAGAATCGGTTCTTTCACTTGCAGAAATAATATCACGGCATACTCGTCGGACGAGCGCTTGAAAGAGAATTTTATCCGGATACCTAACGCAATCGAGAAGATTAAGCAGATAAGCGGGTACACCTTCGACTGGCGCGTAGAGAAATGTAAGTCATTAGGATTTGCGCCCATTCGAGTCCATGAACACGGGGTTAAGGCGCAAGAGATTCAGAAGGTCATTGAAGACGCTGTAGAGATAGCGCCCTTTGATCAAGAGGCAGATGACACTGGCAAAATCATATCTCGGTCAGGAGAGAACTACCTGACGGTCAGACCAGAACGGATAATCCCTTTGCTAATTGAAGCTATAAAAGAACAGCAAGAAATGATAGACCATCTTAAGAATGAAATAAATATATTAAAACAAAAAATAGGTGAATAAACGTGGCAAAATATAAAGAATCAACATTAACTGGCGATAGCTGGGTGAGAGCTCATCAGATTATTTGTGGTAACCCCCTTGATGACGTCCCCTCTATCGCGTTCCTAGAAGAAGAAGTGTTTAATTTGAGTACTGGAGACGTCATCAGGAAAAACTCTACGGCTCCGCAGATGAATGAGCGTTTTACTGAGGATAACGCAGGTCACGAGTTTTTTCTAGTCAATCCGGTAACTGGAGAACCTACGACAGCTACAGCTACGTATCAGGATTTGTACGTGATACTGTACTCCATTTACCTTCACCTTGCCGAAGTGCGCGATAGAGGACCGAAACCTTATCCGAGCTGGATCTACAATGAAACAATTCAGCAGTGGGAAGCTCCAATTTCTATGCCGGATGATGGACAGAATTATGTCTGGGACGAGTCTACACTATCTTGGATATTAGCTGAATGACATTAAATTTATTCTTTATACACAAACGGAATAATTAATGACTCTTAATGCTTCAGGAACTTTAAGTATCGGTGGCACTACGATAGGTCAATCTATCAATATCGAGTTAGCCCGATCGGCAACCAGTGCATCAAATATTAACGAATCACCGTTAAGAACACTTGCCGGTGTCGCTTCCGGACAGATTTCTATTAACAATTTTTATGGAAAAGCTGGAACTTTTATTTTATTAGCAGGCGGCCAAGATTCTGCGCCGGGCATAAACCGTACTATACGATACTCATATATATCATTCTCAAGTGCTACATCGACTAACTTAACAAATAATCAAGGGTCACGACCTCAAGCAACAAACACATCAACGACAGGGTATGTTTATGGCGGACGCGGTGCAGGTCCAGATGGATCAACACTTACTACTAGGTATACATATTCCAATTTTACCGTAGCAGCAGGGGGAGCACTTAACGTAACAAGAAACGACGGAATCGGATTTGGTAATGCAACGGTAGGAATTTTAACTAATGGCCTAAGTAATAGCTATGGAACAGGGACTTCCACATCGTCTTCGTATAACTATTCAACTAATGTATGTTCCGCATCAACAGCAATAATTGCCGTCGAGTATGATATGCCAACTGCTGGTAGCATATCGACTCTGGGATATATTGCATTTAATGGTGGCTCTGGCACCGCGGCATCAAGAAGATGGACATTTTCAAATGCCTCTGTTACAGTTGCATCAGTTTTAGATACTGGCCAAAATGCCTGGGCAGGTCAATGCACTTCAACGACTACAAATGCATATTTTCAATGGAATCAGACTAATCAAATTGGTAAAGGTGCAATATATAATTATTCTGGAAATACAGTTTCTACAATGACAACAATTACATATACCTTTGGCCCTAGATCAGCAGGCGGTGACGGCACAATCGGTTTATATTTCGGCGGCGGGACAGCCGTTAATAGTTATACATATTCTAATGCCACAGTTACAGCAAGAACAGCATTAATAATAAGTGTTGCCGATTGGGCAGCTTGCTCCAGCCCTCCGGGGTCTTTTTAACGGAAATAACAACATGGTATCTAAAAATCACAGAGTAAACACAGATTTTCAAATTTTACATTTTCTCATAGGCTCTTGTCATACTCCGGACGGGGCATACTCTCTACTTTGCGAACTTAAAGAAGAGAGAGAGGATACAATTAAATGTATTGAAAGTACAGAGTTAAAACAAAAAGCTGCGATGTTAAAAGCTCAAAGACTTTTAACTAGCAAAGACGAAGTTGATCAGTTGCTTGGACAAGCTGAACTTTCTGAAATAAATGCTAAACAAGAAACATTTGACAAAAATGTTCAAGCTGCAAAAGAAGAGTTAGAATTTATAAATCTTTGTATCGAAAAACTTCAACCATACAGAAAATATTCTAATTTAACAGAAAATGAAGCGCATTCTGCGATGCAACAAGAAGAATGGTTGCAGGAACTGATACGTAGAGCTGAGAATCTTCTTTTAACTACCGGATCTATATCACCGGATCAGTTTGAAACTATGAGAATGCATCCTGAATTTTCTACTAAAATTATTCCGGCTATAACTTACATTAAACACGTTATTGAACAGGGAACTATTGAAAACTTGTTTACGCCGACAGAAGGTTCTCCAAAATATCTTTTAGACTCTTATTTGAAAGAATCAGATCTAACTCAAAAGTTATTAGAATCTTCTATAAATCAAAATTGATTATAATATTTTAAATTAATTCAATAAGATCAAAAATAGTTTGTAACTTAGCACGAATTATTCTACTAGTAAAACTATTTCTCAATCCTTGATGAAGTGGTTTCGGGGCATGATCTATAGTAGCCCATGCCCATCCGCAATGTTCGTCTGAAAGAATCGGCATAAATTCGTTTTCTATAACACACAGATATGTATGAAAACTAAAAACAGTATCATTACTGACAAATGTTTCTAACGGAATTGTTTTTATAATGTCTAAATCGTAACCTATTTCTTCGTTAACTTCTCTTAATAAACCCTGCCATGGATTTTCGCCTTCGATGTTAGTGCCACCTACTAGACCCCAAGTTCCAGCATGCCGGCCTCTCGATTTCTGTAATAATAGAACTCTAAAAGTAGACTTAGCATATATTAACGCTCCGCTACAAACAATTTTTTCTCTTATAATTCTATTCTCCATGAACCTTTCTTATATTCTCCTTCGAACGATTTAGACCAAGATATACCATTCCATTTATATTGGACTCCTGTGTATATATTTGTCTGATAAATGAGAGTATCGGATTCATGAATTGAATCAAATATTACATTCCATTTGATTCCAGTCCATTCGATTATGTCATTTGCATGAGCAACAAAATCTGTTCCATCAATGTTTTTCCACCCGTCTGGACCGTCGTCATTAATAACAGCACCGATATCTTCGATAATAAGGAAACGGTCACCGGCTTCAACGTCGGTCATTCCTTCTCCCGGACATACTTTTTGGGGATCAATAATTGCATCAAATGTGCCCGGACTTCTAGACCTATAATTAACTCCAGTGCTGTAATTTGCATCCGTATCTAGACGCCCTTGAGAATCTATTCCGGTGTTTGTTATTAAAGTATCTCGGTCCCAGGATATCGATAACAAAGATGAATCTGTTGGGTTGACTGCAATAGTACCGACTATTTCAAAACCACCATGTTGTATTAAGAATAGTCTACTTGAACCTGCAATATATTTGTTAGGATATTGATTAAATATTTCAATCCAATTAATAGGTGGGCCTTGTCTAATTGGAACACTTAATGTAAGCTCACGCGGCAATGTACTCTCAGATGATTTAAGCAACTGTGCTTGGCCGTTATATACCTGGATATTGTACCCTGTAATGGTAGTAATAATACTTTGCGTTAATAGATCAGACACACCGATGTCTGGACCAACAACAGGATGACCTAGACCGTCGATGTATTGATTATTATCAATGTCAGAATTATCATATAAACTAGTAATAATTGATGTAATAACGCCTAAATGTTTAACTTTAACAGGCGGACTGATCCATATTGGTGTATCTAATGTTAAAGTTGCAAGATCTATAGTAGTGTCAGTACCGACTGGAACAGTTTTAGATGTCCATAATACATTATTAAGATTTAATACAGATAAACTAGTCCAATCGATGTAGTTATCATTAGTTTGTAGTTCTAAACTAGGATTGAATAATACTAAGATTTGTTCTAATATTTGTAATTTTTGTTCAGTACTAGCAGCCCAAATATCTACTTTCATTGTTAATTTAAACGGTGTAGGCATTAGTCGCTCAACAGTATAATTTCGACCTTGATTTAATGTATATGACGTTGTAGATTCGTCGATATCTCGCTCTCGTATGTTCATTTTACTAACATATGTTGAGTCAGCAGATCGACTTCTATCCATTTCTAATGCACTAATATATACAGCGATTCGTGGACACGAATTTACAACATTCTCTGAGTTTTGTCGTAAAATACTTGCTACTTGTCGATCGGCGTCACCGTACATTACAGGTACTTTGACCAATGATCTATCGCTGTATTGGACAACAAAATTACTGAGAATTCTTATTGTTTGTGTGAGATATCTTCTTATCTGCGCGTCGTAAAAATATTGAATAATCTTATATCGGGGTTAAACCGATTCCTCCTTATAAATCTGCCTTAGGTTTAAGTACTTTTGATAAACTTTGTTTTTGACTATCTCGATGGTTGCATAATTTTACTTCCCATAATCCGTCGAATGGAATAGAAATTTGTTCGCCATTAATTATTGGAAGATTGATTCTAACTATTGCATTATTTTCGGAATCTAAATACGGCTCAACAATATTCGAGTAATCGCCGATGTCAAAAGACAATTCTTGAACTTCGTATTTCAACACAAGGTATAGAGCTTCGAGATATTCGATTGTAGTATCAATTTGTATATCGCCTTGTACTAATGGTATCTTATCATAGCCAACAACATCATTATAAATGTACTGATCGTTATTAATGAAACTAGTCTTTTGAGTTTGACGAGTATCGGTATTGGTCATATTCATTCTCACAGCATCTTCAATCCTAACCCATCGTGCGCCGGTAAATCTAAACAAACGATTTGGTAAGAAATCAGTTCTCAAAAAGTAATCATTTTCGCCAGAATCTTGCGGAAATTGAATCCCATGACCGAATTCATATCCATTTGACGGGAATCCGTCTCCGACTAACCAACCAGTATATCCTGTTTTTAATGGTCTTCCGTTAGTTTCGCTAGCATTATAAGACATATTACTAACATCTAAATCTGCTCTGTCAGTAGTTTGAAGAACAGGTTTGCCATCAGCAGGGTCAACTGCTAAAGTATAAAATTGTCTAGTTTCATATCCGCTCAATGGAGCATCTGCTTCTGCTTGCAATATAACAGCGGCATTGATTTCTAATTCTTTTGCCCGAGTGCTTAATATATTTTCTAAAGTATTACCACTATACAAGTCGTAATAAGTTGAATTTGGCGGAGAATTTCCGGTAGTAGTTTCTGTAACATTGAATAATGTACCGTTGTATCTTACAATATCTCCGGGCTGATATGTCATTGTAGGGTCATAATCTCCTACAAATCTATCTGCATCTTCACCTGCCGGAGTTACTAATATATCAGCAAATTGTTGATTGCCTGTTATTTTCTTAACTTTTAATCTATAAAGATGTGGATACCAAGTTGAACTAAATCCTTCACTAGCACGACCTACATCTTCGATGACATAGTATCTAGGTAATGAAATATCAAAATTGTTTAATGCGAATTCATCGCGTAAATGTGGCAATTCGATAACGTCGCCGCTTATTGGTTTACGACCGATAAATTTGATAAAATCATTGATATGAACAGTCATAAAAATAGTGTCATTATCGATAAAAAGTCCAAATTGACTTAGGTTAAAGTCGATGTTTTGAACATTATAGATACCTCGTATCCTATAAATTTCTGAATCATACTTGCGATCTCGATTTTCTAAGAATAGTAAATCTTGAATATTTGTTGGACTTATTTCATTATATATCGGTTGATCAACTGTTCCTTCTTTAGGATTTTTAGGTCCTAGGTACTTATGTAGATAAACATCAGTACCTCCAGCTTGAAACATTTCTGAGATCTGTCGATCCATGAAGATATAGTCTAATCCTTTTTCTGGTTTGAATAATGATAATCGTGGCATAAACATATTTATCGCAAGATAAATATGTAAGGAGACCAAATTATGGATAGCTTACCACCCTCAGACTCGTCTACATCATTAATAGAACGCAATAAAGTTTTTGATTATGTTAAAACTATGCTCGGTGACGGGATGATCGAAGTTGAAATCGATCCTAGTCATTGCGAAATTGCATTAGATCGAGCAATTCGTCGATATAGACAACGAAGTTCAAATTCTGTTGAAGAAAGTTGGATGTTCCTTGAACTAATTCAAGACGTTAATGAATATCGTTTACCTGACGAAGTTATCGAAGTACAAGTAATTTATCGTCGTGCTGTTGGGTCACGTAGCGGATTAGGCGCAGGTGGAACATTATTTGAACCTTTTAATTTAGCATATACTAACACTTATTTGTTAAGTGGGACAATGATGGGCGGATTAGCTACATATGAATTGTTTGCAGGTTATCAAAAATTAGTAGGTCGTATGTTTGGTAGTTACATCGAATTTAAATGGAAACCTACTAGCCACATTTTAACCATTCTTCAAAGACCATTTGCGCAAGGTGAACAAATTCTTATCAGAACACATAACTACCGACCTGATTTTGTTTTATTACAAGACCTTTATGCTAAACAGTGGCTATATGATTATGCGTTGGCAACGGCTAAACAAATATTAGGCCAGGCTCGTAGCAAGTTTGGTTCGATCGCAGGACCAGGAAGTCCAATACAACTTAATGGAACAGCACTTCTTAATGAAGCTAAAGAAGAACTTATCGCACTTGATAAAGAAATTGATAACCACATAGCTGGCGGGACACCGTATACATTTATTCTAGGCTAATGTCTTTTTATACTACAATATTTTATAAGATTTACCACTGGTTCGCTGTCATACCGGGGAAAGTGATATTGAATAAAAGAAATAATATTACAGAAGAAGATAAAATAATTCTAGCAAATCTGCTAGCTAATGGGTATTATATTATTCTCACCGGTGGTAATAACCATCTTAGCAATATAGTAGTCAGCTTTCTATCATTGATAAAAACAGGAAAATGGGCAAAGTACTCTCATGTACTAATGAATTGTGATAATATTACAGACCCGACTGATCGTAATAGCTTTAAATTCATCGAGGCTACAGCAGTTGGAGTCCATTATTCTACGTTTGACGAAGTGTTTGCTTGTGATAACGTATGTTTATTAACACCTAAAGAAATTAGCAATGAAGAATGGACTGCAATTATTGATAGATCTATAGAGTGTCGTGGGAAACCGTATGACGATCTATTTGATCTGTCAGATGATACGCATCTTAGTTGTGTCGAACTTGTATTAACTGCTTTAAAAGCAATTGATTACGAGTATCATTTTCAAAATCTTATCAAAATGATCAATAAATCAGGAAATCTAGTTCCGCAGATGTACAGGGATTGTCCTGATTTTATTGTAGAAATCGAAAAATAAAGTTGACATCTTATAAAAATAATTTATAATAGTAAATTATTGGAGTTTACTATGATTATCGGAATTTGTGGTTTCATTTCATCGGGTAAAGATACTATTGCTGATTACCTTACTAATTTTCACGAATTTGAACGCGAATCTTTTGCAAGTTCTTTGAAAGATGCAATCTCTGTTATTTTTGGATGGGACCGACAATTACTCGAAGGCCGCACTGTACAATCTCGTAAATGGCGAGAGCAAGTAGATCCCTGGTGGGCCGAAAGATTAAACATGCCACATCTTACTCCTAGATGGATACTCCAAAATTGGGGGACTGAGGTATGCCGTCAAGCATTTCACGACGATATATGGATTGCTAGTTTAGAAAATAAACTTAGATCTACTACACAACATATTGTAATCACAGATTGTCGATTTCCTAACGAAATGACGGCGTTACGAAATGTTGGCGGAAAAATTATTCGTGTAACCCGAGGACCTGAACCTAGCTGGTATAGTATAGCAGTTTCGGCAAATCGAGGTAGTGGCCTCTCGATGCAAGGAATGATCTCAGAGAATATACACTCTAGCGAATGGGCATGGGTAGGATCAACCTTTGATGCTGTTATTGACAACAATGGCACAATCGATTATCTTTATAAGCAAATCAATGATTTTATAAATCAGGAGTCAAATCGCCTTGACGCCAAGTAATTCCTTCTATATGCAGGATACGTTGACAATTAGCACAAATAGTCTTTAAATTAGAAGGCCGGCAATTAACAAGATTGCTATCTACATGAAACACATCGAACACATCGTTGTATTGTGATTTAAATCCGCACTTGTCACAAGCATTTTTTTTAACATAACCGGCTCTTTCCCAAAGGGGTATTCCGTGATATAATCCGTTTTTAAGACAGCTATTACATAGACTTCGATAGAACTTCTTGCCATCTTTGACATAGTTAATAGCACAAGGACGTTTTTTACATTTACATAAAGGCCTCATGCTTATATTTATTTGTAAGCTGGCCTTTAGAATGCCTTTGTATAAAGCCCAAAATACAGATTTCCGTATAAATACTATGAAAAATAGTATTCATGGAGATCATACAATGGCCCAACTTAACTCGCCTGGCGTAAGTGTAACGGTAATAGACGAAAGTTTTTATACCTCAGCCGCACCTGGAACAGTTCCATTAATTGTTGTTGCTTCTGCTGAAAATAAGCCGAACGCATCAAACACAGGAACAGCACCTGGGACACTAAAAGTTAACTCTGGACAAGTATATTTACTTACCAGTCAAAAGGATTTAGTAGACACCTTTGGTACACCTATTTTCCAAACTGATGCTAACAACAATGCAATTCATGCAGGAGAAATGAATGAGTATGGATTGCAAGCAGCATATAGTTATTTAGGTGTTAGCAATCGTGCATACATTGTTCGTGCAGATCTTGATTTAGGACAACTTGTTGCTTCAGCTGACGCACCGGCTGGTCCTCCAGCAAATGGATCTTATTGGTTTGACACAACAGACACGCATTATGGTATTTTTGAATGGAATAGTGCTTCGGCGATTTTAGGTGGCCAAGCATTTATTAATAAAATCCCATTAGTAATAACAGACTCAACTCAAGTTGCAGATTTTGAAGGTAGTGACTTTACTCCACTTTCTAGTATCGGTGCAATCGGTGATTATGCTCTTGTTGCTGTCACTACTCTTAACACATTATGGTTCAAGAAAGGAGAAACTAATACTTCAGCCGGAAGCTGGGTAGAAGTAGGTTCTGCAAGTTGGATTGCAAGTCGTCCTGCAGCACAAGGTAATAAGGCTAATTTAACTGTTACTGACATTGTACTAGCTGATACTTTTGTTATAACTGTAAACGGACAAGCAAATACAGTAACTTCGGTAACTAACTTAACTGCACTTAAAGACGGAATTAACGGTTTAGCAATTAGTGGTATTACTGCTGCTATTGTTAATGATTATTTAGAAATTTATTCTACTGGTAATGATTTTACATTATCAGGTGCTTCTGTAACAAAGGCAGGATTAGTTGCAACAACTTATAAAGCTCCGGCATTACAAGTATCACCACATTATCAAGTTCCTACATTTAAGACAATCGATAATGCTGGAACAGCAAATGGACGTCCAACTGGATCAGTATGGATCAAAACAACCACTCCTAATTTAGGAGCTAATTGGGTTGTCAAGCGTTACAGTGATGTAACTGGTTTGTGGGAAGAAAAATTAGCACCTCTTTATAGTGGTAATCATGCAGCATTATCTGCATTAGATCCGACAGGCGGTGGTATTAATTTACCTTTAGGCACAGTTTATGTCAAGTATAACGATTCTGAAGAATTGTCACCGCTTGCAAACTTCAAAATTTATGCACGTAGAGGAGTTGGTGCAACAGCAATTAAGTCTGCATTAATTACAGCAGGAACTTTTACTGCAGGTACTAACACATTTACAATTTCATGGACTTCTAAATCATCAGATGCATATAGTACTCCAGTTTCGGTATCATTTACTGCTACCGGTGGTGTTAGTGATATCACTGCATTCTTAACAGCACTTACATCAAAGTTAGTTAATACACCGATCACTGCTACTAAAGCTCCGACAACTAATCAAATTATTATTAGTCATGTACAAGGTGGCGATATTAAGTTTGTTGACGGTGCGAATACTCCAATTTTCAACGTATTTGCATCCTCGACTAATTTATATGCAGATCCAACTGGAAATGCAAATAGCTGGGTTGCTTCTTTATGGACAGCTGAAGTTGGTGGTGTATCGTTTGTTAAGGCAAGTCCAGATGCATTAGTAACTGAACCAGAAGATGGTGTTTTATGGTACAATAGCATGATTGAAGAAGTTGATATCATGATTCATAACGGCACTGATTGGGTTGCATATAGAAATTATGATCAATCAGCAGGCGGTCCAGAAACTGATATTAACGGTCCGATTGTTTCAGCAACAAAGCCATTACTACAATCAAATGGCGGCGAATTAGCAAACGGCGATCTTTGGATAGACACAAGTGATTTAGAAAATTATCCTCGTATTCACAAGTTTAACTATGCACTTAAGAAGTGGGATCTTGTAGATAATACTGATCAAACAACAGAAAATGGTGTCTTATTTGCAGATGCTCGTTGGAATACTAATGGTATTTCATCAGAACCAGGTATTATTACCGACATGCTTGGCGGTACTGGTGATTCCGAAGTAGACGCTGCTGCAAACTTCCTAGATCCAGATGCACCTAATCCGCATTTATATCCAAGAGGAATGTTACTTTGGAATCTACGTCGTTCAGGGTTTAACGTTAAGAGATTTGTAAGAAATTACATTGATACACTAGAACGCAATACTCGTGTTAACAACGAACTAATGACTGACTACTATCCACATCGTTGGATTAGTTGGGCAGCAAACAACGAAGACGGTTCAGGCAAGTTTGGACGTCATGCACAACGTGGTGTTGTTATTCAAGCATTACAAGCAGTGGTTAATAGCAATCAAGACATTCGTGATGATGAAAGCAGAATCTTTAACTTACTTGCTTGCCCTGGATATCCTGAATTAATTAGCGAATTAATTTCGTTGAATGTTGATCGTGGATTAACAGCATTTATCGTAGGTGATAGTCCTGCACGTTTAACACCAGATGCTACTTCATTGAACAACTGGGGTAATAATATAGCCGGTGTATTGCAAGACAATGATAAAGGACTTGTAAGTTATGACGAATACATGGGTGTATATTATCCATGGGGTTATAGTTCAGATAACTTAGGTAACAATATTGCTGTTCCACCAAGCCATATGATGCTACGTACTATTGCATTAAGCGATAATGTTAGCTATCCGTGGTTTGCACCAGCAGGTACACGTCGCGGCGGCATTACTAATGCTTCTGCAGTTGGTTATGTTGATTCAGAAGGTGAATTTAGATCAGTATCTTTGAATACTGGACAACGTGATACATTGCAACAATCTTGCAAGGTTAACCCAATTACATTTATTACTGGCGCTGGTATTGTGTGCTTCGGCCAACGTACCCGTGCAAGAAATGCTAGTGCATTGGATCGTGTTAACGTAGCTCGTTTAGTAATTTACCTACGTCGTCAATTCTCGCAATTAGCTAAACCATATATCTTTGAGCCGAATGACAAGATTACACGTGATGAAATTAAAAATGCAGCTGAAAGCCTATTACTCGAACTAGTAGGACAACGTGCATTGTATGATTACCTCGTAGTTTGCGACGCATCAAACAATACACCTGCAAGAATAGATCGTAATGAACTATATTTAGATGTTGCGATTGAACCAGTTAAGGCAGTAGAATTTATTTACATTCCGTTGCGTTTAAAGAATACTGGCACAATTAAAAACATTAGTTCGCAATAATAAAACGGAGTAAAAAAAATGTCAATCGCATCATTAACAAAATTTACGGTTCCGTTAGCATCAGACCAAAGCTCTAGCTCACAAGGTTTGTTAATGCCGAAACTCAAATATCGATTCAGAATCATGTTTGAGAACTTTGGTGTTTCAACTCCTACAACTGAGTTAACTAAACAGGTTTCTGACGCTACAAGACCTAATATTAAATTTAACAACAAGGTCATCGACGTATATAACAGCAAAATTAATTATGCTGGTAAATGGACTTGGGATCCAATCTCAGTCAAAATACGTGACGATGCAACTGGCGCAGTGAGCAAGTTGATCGGTGAACAGAATCAAAAGCAGTTCGATTTCTTCGAACAGGCTTCTGCTGCATCTGGTATCGATTATAAGTTCTTAATGCGTATCGAAATGTTAGACGGTGGCAACGGCGCTCATCTTCCTGCAGTTTTAGAAACTTGGGAATGTTATGGCTGTTACGTTGTTTCGACAACTTACGATACATTAGATTATAAAGCTGACGATCCTTTGGTTATCACTTTATCAATCCAACCAGATAACTGTATCGAAACTACTGGTGGCGCTGCTGCTCCATCAAGCAGAACACAAGGTACATTCTCAACTGGTGCCGGCGCTCGATAATAAACGAGCATTTAATAAAAGCCCGCTTCGGCGGGCTTTTTTATGGCTGTTAGTTATATACGCACTTATTTGAATAGATAAATATCTTTATGAGTACACAAATATTAAGAGATCCTCAACATGCTGCAAGACTGTTCGTTGACGATCATTTCCGGTTAGCACCGAAACAAAAATTTCTCTTTCATGTATCTATTAGTATAAATCAAAGCGCATGTAAAGATATTAGCTTAGTTCAACGTCATCGAAATGAGATCAACATGTTAGTAAAAACTGTTGATTTACCAAGTTTTAATTTAAAAACTGAAACTCTTAATCAATACAACAGAAAAAAGAACGTCCAACTTACACACGAATATAATCCTATCAGCATAGTGTTTCATGATGATAATATGGGATTAATTAATAAAGTTTGGCAAAATTATTATAATTATTACTTTGCAGATCCTTCGTCAGCAACAGATCCAGGTGCTTACAATAGAACAGCGATGAAGAAATTTAGCTATATTCGAAATACATACGGCTTAGATAACGGAAGTAAAATACCGTTCTTTAATTATATAAAGTTGTATCAAATGGCTCGTAAAGAATTTGTATGCTATAAGTTACACAATCCGATTATAACACGATGGAATCATAATAAAGTAGGTTATGCACAAGACGATTTACACGATAATTTAATGGAATTAAAGTTCGAAGCAGTATCATACAGTAACGGAAAAGTTAGTGTAGGTACTCCGGAAGGATTTGGCACCGAACATTATGATCAAACACCATCACCTAATAAAGGAAAATCGTCAGGCGGCGCAGGCAGCTCAACAGTTCTCGCAGGATCAGCAAGTCCATCGTATTCAGGCAGTACAAATAATAATGCTAAAGAATTTATCAGTAATTTAACTACTAGTATAAACACTTATCAAAATACTGGTTTATTACCTATAGGCGGAAACAACATAACAAACGCAAATTCTATAGTTAGCGGAGCAACACAAGCTGTTAATGGTTTACAAGGATTTAAATTTCCTGTAGCAAATGTTCCAAATCCTACAGTGTCAGCTAAACCTATAAATTTAGGATAACCGTATGAACAGTAATTTACCTAATATTCAAAATGACAAAGATAGTTCAGCAGATGTTAAACAATTTTTTGATAAATTTTACGTGCATAAAGTTAGTTTTCCTGCAGATCAAATCGATGCCGTAGTTGGCTTTTTTCTAAAACACGGGTTTGACATCGAAAGTTCGCGAAGCACTGCTATTGTATTATTGAATCAAGCTCGTATCGATAATGTAAATGTGTTTCAATTAGTAGATACACTTACTGTTTTAACAGATGTACAGCTTAGCCAAGTTGTTGCTCAAGTATTAAACGCATATAGAGAAAAAATAAGCCTATTAGGATATCGTATTGCACCACTTGTAGATAAGTACGAATCTAGAAATATTCTTGTATGAGCAGCAGGAAATTTGCACAAGGTAAGTTCACGTTAAAGAACCCGCAAAAATATGTAGGGACAAAGATACCAACATATCGCAGCTCCTGGGAGTGGAGTTTTATGAATTTTTGTGATACTAATCCAAGTATTCAAAAATGGGCAAGTGAAGCTATATCGATTCCGTACAAGGATCCTCTTACTAATCGACATACAATATATGTCCCAGATTTTTTCATTCAATATCTAGATGCACAAAGCAGATTGATAGTTGAATTAATCGAAATTAAACCGGCAAGTCAAATGCTTCTTGAAAAAGTAGGAAAGAACAAGTACAATCAGTCACAGTATGTAAAAAACCAAGCTAAATGGGCTGCGGCAAACGTTTGGTGTAAACAACAAGGAATTAGATTTAGAATCTTAAACGAAAATGATATATTCTTCAACGGTGGAAGATAAGTATAACTATGACTAAAAAATTAGAAGAGATTTTAAATCTCCCAGATAATAAAAAGATTGTTGAAAAAGACACACCTAAAAAATCTAATGAAGAGACACTGCCTTCGCCACCTGATTTTCTAAGAAGTATAGATGAATTTGATAAAATTTCTGCAGCCTTGCCTCAAGTTAAAGGTTTAGGAGACAGTAGCGATAAAGAATTTGATGATCTAGCTCAGCGAGCAACTGATGCATACGACGACTTAATGGATCTTGGTATGAATGTAGAAGCTAGATATAGCGGACGAATTTTTGAAGTTGCAGGGTCGATGCTTAAAAATGCAATAGACGCTAAAGCAGCGAAGATGGATAAAAAATTAAAGATGATCGAATTGCAACTTAAGAAAGCAAAACTTGATCAAGATGTTTCTCAAGAAGATGATAGTGTGCAATTAAAAGGCGACGGATACATAATTGCTGATCGTAACAGCTTAATTGAAAAACTAAAGAATATGAAATAAATACTACATTAGGATTATGCTATGAAACCATTTCGAGAATATTTAACAGAAAGCAAAAAAATCTATGAATTTAAGATTAAGATCGCAGGGGACTTAGAAAGTGATGCTTCAAAAAAAATTAAACTTGCTCTTGAGAAGTTTAATGTCGAAAATTGCTCATCAGGAAAAAGATCACCAGTGCAAGAAAGTCCTATAGATTTTCCGGAACATCATAATGTTAATGTAACTGTATTTGATATTAGTTTATCATATCCATCAACTAGCTTAATGGTTAAAGAAGCTATTGCTGAAAGGTTATCTTTAACTGATTCTTGTATTAAAGTATGTAATATTAAAGAACAAGAAGAATACGAATTAAATCATCAATTTGACGAGAAATCAGGTGAGTCTCTTTTAACAAAAGAATACGAAACAATTGATTCAAGTGGTCTTGCCGGTGAAAAACAAAAAATGAATTTGTTAAAAGAATTAAGCAAAATTAAACATGAAGGTGAACAGTATAAAGGGGTTAATGACGAATTATTAGCAAAATCTAGCCCAAACGAAAAAGTTGACGGACCTGCTATAAAGACAAGTAAATTAAACAACATTAGTCCTATCGGCAGCACCAAAGTTAAATTACCGACTGCAAAAACCGTCGGGGGAAAATAATATGAATTTTTTAGATCTATACAAAAGAATACAATCAATAGATGAAGGATTGTCACAAGGTAATATAATGCCGCAAGCGGTAAGTGCGCCACCTTCGGAACCAGCATTGCAAACTGAAGAAGAAACTTGCACCGAATGCGGCGGCGATATGCCGATGCCGGCTAATCAACCCGATCGCAGTCAACATGATTCAGTATCTATGAATGTTACAATGTCAGGTTCGGGTCAGGGCGGTATTAGGGATTTAATGGATGTATTAAAAAATATCGAATCTGGTAGGGAACATGGTGCCGTTATTGTTGGTGAACCGTCGGATGTTAAAATGCCGATTGAAGATGGGTATGACAATGAACCTAATGAAACGACATTAAATATTGGTTCTGTAATGCCAACTGGCGACGACATTCATAGCAAAGGTTTAGAGGCTGAAAAGCAAGCAGGTGGGGGTAATCCATGGAATCAAATGGAAATTAATGAATCGGCTATGGCACTAACTATGAAGTTAGCAAATCATTATACTGAAGTTAAGAATCGCACCGATGAAGGATATGGTCGTTATCGCAGTCCTGGTTCGGGAATGGGGTGGAGTCAAGATGCTGAACGCAGAGCATTTAAAAGAGACGAATTAGAGCATGAACTTCGCCACGAGGAAGACGGTAATGGCTGGGGAATTTATATTGGCGGCAAATTTTGGAAGGCAGTAAAGTCAGAGCGTCAAGCTAATGCTATTGTTAATACACTACAAGCAAAAGGAAAAGAAGCCAAAGCATCATACGGATCTTACTTTGAATCGAATACTGATGAAGGATACGGATATCAAAGTTACGGACGACCAAAGGGTTATGATAGTTTCGGTAATAAGTTAGGCGGTGGCCATGACGAATATAGCAACGATCCTACTGGGAGTAAAGAAGCAGCGAAACTTAGAGATCAAGACCGTGGTCCTTGGTATATAGTTATTAATAACAAAGTCTTCACCCAAAAAGGGGAGCCTAAAGCGTTTGACTGGAAGAGAGGCGCTAACAATTACGCACTAGCAATTCTTAAAAAGCGTCCGGAATTAGCAGACAAAATGCTATTAACTAAAAATAGAGATTGGCAACCAAAACAGTCATAAAGAACGCAGTCGTTGGCGTAACTTGGTTCAGAATAGCTCCATACGGAGCTATTCTTTTGAGTAAATAACTATATGGCTAAATCATTAGACGGCGTTCTTGTAAAAAGAGCCCATACAAAAGAACAATGGACTGAAGAAAAAATTGCAGATATGTTGGCATGTGCTGATCCGGATATCGGCTATTTAAATTTTTCTAAGAAGTTTTTCTACATACAACACGCAGTAAAAGGTAAACTGTTATTTGAACCTTTTCAATATCAAGAAAGGTTAATGAGCAGTTACCATAATCATAGATTTAATATCAATATGCTTCCACGTCAAAGTGGAAAGACAACTTGTGCAAGTGCATATCTACTATGGTATGCAATGTTTCATCCTGACCAAACAATATTAGTTGCTGCTCACAAATACACAGGAGCGCAAGAAATTATGCAGCGTATTCGATACGGATACGAATTATGCCCTGATCACATACGAGCAGGTGTTGTAAGTTATAATAAAGGATCAATGGAATTTGATAATGGTTCTCGTATTGTAAGTGCGACAACTACAGGAAACACAGGACGTGGTATGAGTATTTCACTTCTATACTGCGACGAGTTTGCATTCGTACAACCGAATATTGCAGACGAATTTTGGACTTCTATTTCACCTACACTAGCAACAGGTGGACGAGCAATTATTACATCAACTCCGAACTCAGACGAAGATACATTTGCAACAATCTGGAAAGAAAGCCAGAACAAATTTGATGAATACGGCGATGAAAACGAAGACGGAACTGGTATAAATGGTTTCTTTGGATTTAGAGCAGATTGGGGCGAACATCCTGATCGCGGAGATGATTGGCGTAAAGCAGAAATAGGACGCATCGGCGAAGAACGTTTTAGACGAGAATATGGATGCGAATTCTTAGTATACGATGAAACATTAATTAATAGTATTAAACTTTCTGAGCTTAACGGTCGTGATCCGATTAGCAGGATGGGCCAGGTTCGCTGGTATAAAAATCCAACTGAAGGAAACATATACTTAGTATCACTAGATCCAAGTTTAGGAACAGGGGGTGACTATGCTGCTATTCAAGTATTTGAATTACCTAGTATGACACAAATTGCTGAATGGCAACATAACATTACACCTATTCAAGGACAAGTAAAAATTCTACGTGACGTTCTGAAATACATACAAGACGAAATTGGTACCGGATTTTCAAATAACATTTATTGGTCGGTTGAAAATAACACAGTAGGCGAAGCCGGTCTTGTTGTTATAAATGACTTAGGTGAAGAAACATTTCCGGGATTGTTTATAAGCGAACCTGCTAGAAAAGGACACGTAAGAAAGTTTAGAAAAGGATTTAACACCACATTCGGAAATAAAATATCAGCTTGTTCAAGATTAAAATATCTTATAGAAGAAGATAAAATGAAGATTAATAGTAAGGTATTGATTACTGAATTAAAATCATTCGTTGCATCTGGGATTAGTTTTAAAGCTAAATCTGGACAGCACGACGATTTAGTATCAGCTCTATTATTGATAATACGTATGAGTGTTATTCTTGCTGATTGGGACCCGAGAGTTTTTGAAACATTAAGTGTTGCACCTCATCTCGATGAAGATTGGGAAGCGCCTTTACCTATATTTGTTTCTAGTAATCTGTGATAAATACAACATGAATGCGAATTTAGATAAAATTGCCCAAGAATTATACGGTAAAATACAGACTCGTTTCCCGGCTATTAAAATCGGTGACGAACAAGCAAATGTATTAAGTAAAAAAGAAGACATCCCAAGAGCGCGATTCTTTGAATTTGAATACGAAGAAGGCGGAGAACCATTAGGTACTATTGCTATTACATTAGACCCTGCTGACGGAATTATTGTTCAAGTAAGTGGGGACTTAGTTAATGATGGGAATGATACTACTAATCATAGTGCATTTAAATTTTTAAGATCATTTAGACAATTCGCTAAAGATCGTTTATTGAAATTTGATATACAAAATATCGGAAAAAGCAATTTAGATAAACGTGATTATCAATTTCAGGCAAAACGCAAGGAACCGACAATTATGGAAAACAAGCTATATGGCACGTCGAAAATTAGCTATCAAAATCTCGGCGAAGCTAGATTAATAATTAGACATAGTCAACATATAAATCCGGAACTAGCTGCAGGAAGAACGATGCACATTGAAAGCATTTATATCGAAAATGCTGATGGCGAAAGATTTAAATATCCTTTTAAACATTTAAATGGAGCTCGAGCATTAGCTGAGCACATTAAGCATGGCGGCAATCCGTATGATGGTATCGGTAAACACGTTATTGGATTAAGTGAAGAACTAGCTCAATTAAGAAAATTTAAAGGTTATGTTTCACGCCAGCCGATGATTTCGGAAACTATGGGTGCTGTAACTGGTCGTGTAATTGAACGCATTGAAGAAATTAAAAAAGAAATTCAACATTTACAACGTCCTGCATTCTACGAAACATTTGCAGAAAGCTTCGAAGAACGAGAAGAAGATCTTATTCCAGAAGATGTTGTAAATAATCTTATCGATCGATTAACCGTAAGGACTTTTAACGAAGAATTAAAAGCAGCATTTCCTTTCATTTATAAATTAATCGACGAAAATGAATTACCTATTCGCGAAGTTGATGCTGATGAAATTTTAGGTGAGGCGATGTGTCCGGATTGTTATAAAGATCCATGTGAATGTTATAACGATGACGACGAAAGAGTAATGAACGAAGAGTTTTCTGAAATATACGAATTCGAATCTTTTATGGAAGATATCGTTTGCGAAGATAAAGACGAAATTTTCAGTCCTAATAAAACTGCAAAATTGCGAGCAATTGAAAAACTAAATCAGGTCTTAGCACAAGAATTAAAAGGTGGACCAGGTGGAATCAATGCTATCGAGAGCCTAAAAGGATTAATTGACGACGAAGCATTAAATGACATGTTACGTAATGCTGATCCAAATTTAGATGTAAGACCGTTAATACAACAATTTGTAATAGCAAATAAAGATAAATTTCCAGGTAATGCTGCTGAAACATTGGGCCTAATTAAATTTAGTGGCGACGGCGCGTCTACTCCTGAGGTAGAACCATCTCAAGAGCCAGTGCCAGCAGCGGCACCTGAAGTAAGTGGTGAAATACCTCCTGAAGTAAGTGGTGAAATACCTCCTGAAGTGAGTGGTGCGATTCCGCCGGAAGCAGGCGAAGAAGTAGCACCTGAAGTCGAACCAGTTGCAGAAAATTTAAGCCGTGTTAAATCGGCTATTCAGCGTGCATGTGAGGCAGGAGCTGAATTAAACACCGTTCTTGAATTTGGTCATAGAACTATGACCATGCATGATGCCATTGAAGAATGCGGAATGAAAGTTGAAGATTTTGGATTTGCAAATCCAGAAGTTAATGGTCTTGAAGAAATGTTAAAATTCGTTTCTGGATTTTACAATCAAGACGAAAAGAACTTCCCGTTAGGTGGACAACGTATTAAAATTAAAGTTAAGAAAGGATTTGAAGACGGTGAGTTTCCAAACGCTCAACCTGGCGATTTAGTTAAGATTCTTAAATTTATAGACTTAAAGGATCCGAGTCGTGGTGAGCAAGATGATATTGTGAAATTAGCAGGAATTAAATCAGAACCTCGAGTATCTATTACACCGATAGATGATAAAGCAGATCATTTAGGATCTTTAATGCAAGATATTAATGAATTACATTATGGAGACGTGTTTGAAGATATTAAACGGTTAGCTGGCTTAAAATAAGGAATCATAATGAGTAATAAAAGTTTAAGAGATTATATTAACATCGTCGAAGCAAGACAAGATCCTAACGATCAATTCGTTAACGACCCATACTTAGGGCTAGGCGGCGCAGTTGAAAAAGGAAAAGCATGGGCAGGCTCTGCTATTGACAGAGCCAAGCATTTTATGGAACCAGCTGTTTCATCAGATCCTACCCTGCAAGCACATAAAGCTCGTGTAGCAGCAGCTCAACCAAGACCAACAACTCCGCCAGCTGCTTCGCAACCGACTGATGTGCAGAGTGCGAAACCGCGTTCAGCCACTAAAAAGCCAAGTTCGACTGTGCCTACAAAAGTACGTCCAGCGCCCGCTAGATCGTCTAGTTCTGCTCCTGCAAAACAGCAGTCAACAGCACCAAAGACATCGACGACTTCGACCCCTCAAAGCCCTAAAACACAAGGAGTTACGGCTTCTCAAACAGCAGAACCTAAAGCAGGACAGGCAGCAAAAAGTAAAGAAGCTGCACCTACAACTAAGAAAGCAAGCGATCCAGGTGTAATGCAGACTCAACAATTTTTGAAAAATTTAGGCTATGATATCAAATTAGATGGGATTTGGGGTCCAAAAACCGAAGAAGCATACCGAGCAGCATTTCCTAATGCACCATCTAATCGCAGAGAACCGACAGGTGTGATTAAACCAAACGCCGGACTGACACCGGACAAATACACACAAGGAAAATTGGATAAAGCCGGACAAAGTGCTGATATTGCAGCCGCAGCAGGTATGCCAAATCCGTATCTTAAACCACAACAGACTAGATCAACAGCACCTACTCAACAACCTGCAACCACCGGTGGTAATTTCGATGCAAACGGAAACATTATTGGAATGCCAGGAAAAGTAACATCAACGGCAGCACCGATGGGACGTGATGCAAGTGGAAAACCATATACCGATTGGACTGGTAATAATCCACAACCAGGTGCAAAGAGTTTGGGAGAAGTATCTCGAATTAAAGATTTGGTAAATTATAAGAAATAATTGGTAAAATAATTCAGTTTTCAAGTATCGTTTTACTTGATTTAATAAATAAATCGTATACAATATTATTTGTTGTATACGATTTTTTTGTTTAAGAAGGTTCTTAAACATTATAGGCAACATTTTTAGGCTAATATAGGAGAATTATTATGGCAACTTTAGCAGAAATCAGAGCAAAACTTAAGGCAGCAGAAAACCGCGGATCTGAAGGTAATAGAGGCGGTGACAATTCAAGTTATCCATTTTGGAATCTTAAAGAAGGAGAAGAGACACTTCTTCGTTTCTTGCCAGACGGCAACGACAATAACACTTTTTTCTGGGTAGAACGTGCAATGATCAAATTGCCATTCAACGGAATCAAAGGAGAATCAGACAATAAACAGACAATTGTACAAGTTCCTTGTGTGGAAATGTATAATGATGGATCAACATGTCCAATTCTTTCCGAAGTTCGCGGATGGTTTAAAGATCCGGCTCTTGAAGACATGGGTCGTAAGTATTGGAAAAAACGTTCTTACATTTATCAAGGATTTGTTGTTGAAGACGGATTGAACGAAAAAGAAAAACCTGCGAATCCAATTCGTAGATTTATAATTAGTCCTCAAATCTATACACTTATTCGTTCAGCACTTGTTGATCCGGAACTTGAAGATTTGCCAACTGACTACATTCATGGTCTTGATTTCCGTATTAAGAAAGGAAATAAAGGTAACTATGCCGACTATTCTACATCAACATGGTCACGTCGTGAACGTCCGCTTAATGATGAAGAGCTTGCAGCTATTAAGGAACATGGATTATTCAATCTAAATGATTTCCTACCAAAGAAACCATCTGACATCGAACTTAAAGTCATGGTTGAAATGTTTGAAGCATCAGTAGATGGAGAGCCCTATGATGCAGATCGATGGAGTCAATATTTTAGACCAGCAGGTCTAAGCCAGTCTACAGGCGATCCTGTTAAGACTACTCCTGAAACACACGTCGAGGTTGACGTTCCTGATGAAGTAGTTTCATCGCCAAACACAGTTGTAGAATCTACAAGTGAAAAAGCTAACACTAGCGGCGACAGCAGGGCACAAGATATCTTGGCTATGATCCGCAATCGTAACAATCAATAATACTATCTTAAGGGGGAGCAATCCCCCTTAATCTTTACTTAGGAGATTCTATGGCTACAAAACCTTTCGACCTTTCAAAATTTAGAAAAACACTAACTAAGTCTATTGATGGACTTGGTGTAGGCTTCAATGACCCAACTGATTGGGTTAGTACCGGCAATTATGCACTAAATTACCTTATTAGTGGAGACTTTAATAAAGGTATTCCACTTGGTAAGGTTACTGTATTTGCAGGTGAATCAGGTGCAGGTAAAAGTTATATCTGCTCTGGAAACATTGTAAAACACGCACAAGAACAAGGAATTTATGTTATCTTAGTCGATAGTGAAAACGCACTTGATGAATCTTGGCTACACGCTCTAGGTGTTGATACTAGCGAAGATAAACTTCTTAAACTTAATATGGCAATGATCGACGATGTTGCTAAGACAATTAGCGAGTTTATGAAAGAATACAAGAATATGGAAGAAAAGCCTAAAGTCTTGTTTGTAATTGACTCACTTGGGATGTTGCTCACGCCAACTGATATCAACCAGTTTGAAGCAGGTGACCTAAAAGGTGATATGGGTCGTAAGCCTAAAGCACTAACTGCACTAGTTAGAAACTGTGTTAATATGTTTGGCTCATTTAACGTAGGCCTAGTAGCTACTAATCACAGCTACGCTAGCCAAGATATGTTTGATCCAGACGATAAGATTTCTGGTGGTCAAGGCTTTATCTATGCAAGTTCTATTGTAGTTGCAATGAAAAAGCTCAAGCTAAAAGAAGACGAAGACGGTAATAAGACTAGCGAAGTAAACGGAATTCGTGCTGCTTGTAAGATTATGAAAACACGCTATGCAAAACCATTCGAAAGTCTACAAATTAAGATTCCGTATACCACTGGTATGAATCCTTATAGTGGATTAGTTGATATGTTTGAAAAAGTAGGACTGCTTGTGCAACAAGGAAACCGGCTCAAATATATAGACCCAACAACTCAAGAAGAATACCTTTTCTACCGAAAAGAGTGGAAAGATGATAAATTAGATATGATAATGGAAAAATTTCATATCAAAAATAAATCTATTCCTGAGGAGACAGAAGAGAATGTTGAGTGAAACACAAATTGGAGAAGTGTGGTTATTATTTGCTGATTATTTAGATAAGAAACAGATTGAACTAGTTGCAGAGAGATATGTAGAACTTTTAGTTGATCAAGGTGTTAACGATCGCACCTTGCAAAATGCTACTGGAGTTGATCAAATTTTAGATCAAGCAATTGCATATTACCTCGAAGAAGATGAAAGCGACGATTCAGAGGAGTTAGACTTTTAATGGGTCATTATTCTAATATAGTTAGCGACATATCATTTATACCTGATGCTATCGAATACTACAATACTGAATTAGATGCTGCAAAGGTTGAATGTCGTATTACCGGAAATCTTGAAAAAGCAGCAGCAAATATGCCAGGTATTGTAGAACAACGGTTCGGGCAATTGCAAGAAATTGAAGCTATATTAGAATTTCTCAACATCGAACTTAGACGTTTACGAAGTAATAAATTTCGAAAATATCTCGAAAACTATCAACGAGCATTGAGTTCTAGAGACTGCGAAAAATTTGTAGATGGTGAACAAGACGTTGTTGATTTTGAAGTAGTAATCAATGAATTTGCATTGCTAAGAAATAAATGGTTAGGTATAACCAAAGCCCTTGATCAGAAACAATGGCAAATTACAAACATTGTAAAACTTAGAGTAGCAGGCATGGAAGATGCCACTCTATAATTAAAATAGGCCTCCGGGCCTATTTTTCTATCTTCTTGACTTTGCAATATAATTGCATTATAATATGATTATGAACATTGATACTTTACTTATAACGATTATAAATCACAATTTTAACGAAATATCAACAGACATCCCACCGAGAGATGTAAAAATTCTTCACAGCCTATCTCGAGCAGTATTGAATAATGATTTTATTACTGAAAATCAAGGACGATTATTAATAAAAATATTTCATGAAAACATTGCTATTTTCAATAAAATAGAGCCAAACATTTCAACTTTTCTCGAGTCACCTATGTGGTCTAGATCATTTAGACCAGTTGATAAAACTAAAAAAGTATACATTGCAGATCGCAATAGTTATCCTAAATTGATAATTGAGTTTGCGTTTTCGACATATATCAGAAAGATAATCTCAGAACTTGTTAGTAAAGAGATGTCCGGTTTTGCAGAAAGCCCTGGTAGACTTTATGTAGTAGATTTAACTGAACAAAATGTTGTTAACTTAGTTAAACATTTAAAACCACTTGACTTTGAGTTTGATAGCAAAGTTATTCAGTATTATGATACAATAGCATCTTGGTCAGAAGACTCTGTTAGAAACAAATATTTAATTAATACAATTGACCGACCAGAGTTTCAGAGCTCGATATCTATCGATCTTGGAATCAATACACCATTAAATAAAAACTTAATTGCAGATCGTAGCATAAGATACCAGTATTTTACAGAAAAACATGTAGATAATGATACGTTAACAAGTAAAATTGCAAATAGATTGCACCCGGCTACATGGATTAATAAAGAAGAATTTACTTTAGAGCAAGTAATTAGCAGTTTAATCGAATTGAAAAGATTACCCTTAATGGTAGTATTTGATGCAAATAATCCTAAAAAATATTATAGTGAGTTAAAAACATTAATTAAAGCATTGAACGATAATGGTATTGATCAAAATATTGGAATTTATTTTAGGATTAAAAATGAAGATACAAAATCTGAATTCAATCAATTAATATCTGATCTAGGACTTAACTGTCATCTAGATGACACTACAAAAGTAGTGGGCGTACAGAATGGTAAAATTCCAAAGTTTTTGTTACAAACAGATTGGAAACCATTGAGTGTACTAGCTATCGGACATACCTTACGAAATAATAAAACAGCGGTCTATGCTAATAGATGTGATTTAATAATATCATATTCTGATCAACCGCCATTACTGGAAAAATCTTGGACATGGGCGCAAAATTAATCATTAAAGACGAAGTTAACATCAAATTTGAAAACCTACCTCTTGATGTTCGTAAAAAATTAGCTAATACGTTTAAGTATGAAGCTTCGTATGCCAAATACCATCCTGCATATAAATTAGGTAGGTGGGACGGAACTGTGAGTTTATTTGGTTTAGGTGGTAACGGATACCTAACTCAACTCGAAAGAATTTTAGAAATTATAATTAAAATGGGAGTCGAAATTGACGAGATTACTGATTTACGTCAAGTAAACGATCTTGCATTTCCTGAGATTACAGAAACGTATTGGGCAGATCAAGGTAAGTCGTGGCCTATAGGACATGAAAAGGAAGGTCAACCAATAATGCTTCGAGATTATCAAGTAGAAACTATTAATAGATTTCTAAACAATACTCAATCTTTACAAGAAGTAGCAACTGGTGCTGGCAAAACTATTACAACTGCTACATTAGCACAAATTTGCGAGCGGATTGGCAGAACTATTACAATAGTTCCTAACAAAAGTCTAGTTGAACAAACTGAAGAAGACTTTATTAATGTTGGATTAGATGTTGGTGTTTACTACGGAGATCGAAAAGAGTTAAACAAAACTCATACGATTTGTACTTGGCAAAGTCTTAATATTCTTGACAAGAAAAGTAAAAACTTAGAATATGAGATTGTTACACTGGCTGAATTTTTAGATGGTGTAAAAACTGTTATAGTAGACGAAGTGCATATGGCAAAAGCTGATGTATTAAAAAAACTTTTAACTCTGAATCTATGCAACGCGCCTGTTAGATGGGGATTAACTGGAACGGTTCCTAAAGAACCATTCGAATACGAAAGTATCTTCGCTAGTATTGGACCAGTTATCGGCGGTATCAAAGCACACGAATTACAAGAGAAAGGGGTTTTATCAAATTGTCATGTTAACATTGCCCAGATGGTTGACCTTAAAGAATTTCGTAGTTATTCAGACGAATTAAAATATCTAGTCACAGATTCTGATAGAATGCAATATATCAGTAAACTTGTTAAAAAGATTGCTGAAAGTGGCAACACATTGGTGTTAGTTAATCGAATTGACTCTGGTAAGTTTCTAACTGATGCTATAGAAGGGTCAGTATTTATATCAGGGGAAGTAAAGACTAAGGACCGTAAAACTGAATATGACGAAGTTAAAATTAGCGAAAATAAAATTATTGTAGCTACATTTGGTGTAGCAGCAGTAGGAATTAATATTCCTCGTATTTTTAATTTGGTTCTGTTAGAGCCAGGCAAGAGTTTTGTTCGTGTTATACAAAGCATTGGCAGAGGTATACGTAAGGCTGAAGATAAAGATTTTGTAAATATATGGGATCTTACATCTACTTGCAAGTATGCTAAAAAACACTTAACCGAACGGAAAAAGTTTTATAAAGAAGCTAAGTATGACTTCACTATTACCAAAGTTAATTGGTCTAAATAAGTTATGTTTATTGATAACAAATATACTTGAATATACAGTAAAATAATCGAAAATCCAAAAAATGAAAAAATCTATGAAAGGTCCTCGAGGACCACAACAAAGAGTCGATAGCTGTCCGGTTTGCTTAGAAAAAACCGTAACGTATCGACATATAAAATTTTGTGAACAACAGAGACCATAATGAACATTTTAACTTTAGATAACATTACATTTTCATTAAACAATCTGCCTAATGAAGTAGATAACAATACAAGATTTGCAGTATTAGATAATAGTAATCCTAACGATCCGGATTTTTATTTCGTTCCATTAATATTTTTGGAATCATTTAATAGCCCTGCGATGGTTCTTAAAATTGGCGAAGACGAAATTGCAATGCCAATCGATTGGTGTATAGCTGTTGGAGATAGCGCAACAGGCAATGATTTAGAAATACTTCCGTTAACGTCTATTAATGATCGTGGTTTTGAAGCGTTAATGTACAACCCGTTATCATCTTTTAGGCTTGAATTTCGAAAAATAGAAATTATTAACTTTTATAATGATGTAAAATGGTATTTTCCTAAGATGAAAAATGGACAGTTACTTGCTGTTCCAACACAATATCGAGAACAGCCATTATGTGCATATTTTGTTAAAGATATTAGTAGACAAAGCGAAATCATTCAGCTAGACAAATTGTTTTAATAAAGTATAATAAAAACATGACTGATAAGATTCAATTGAAAGAAAAGATAGCAGCGGTGGATCAAAATATTCGTGAACTGTGGGACGCTATGGACGATGAAAATCGAAAAGCGTTAAAAAACGAGTTCTTTATTCTTAATCGTTACATAAGTAATGTTAAGGTTAATAAAAAGAATATACAAGAACATTTTGTTTTAACTGTTAATGAATATTTTAATAAACACTGGAATAGTTTACAAAAACATCCTAAGCTATTATGGTTATTACTATGTATGTGTAATTACGATGGAGACACTGTATTCTATCACGAATGGTTAGGAAATAAAAAGAAAACTGCAAGCAATAATAAGAAAATTAAATTTTTATCAGAAATCTATCCAAATATGAAGACTGACGAATTAGAATTACTTGCTTGTATAAGTTCTGATAAAGATCTTAAAGATCTTGCTCTTCGACATGGAATAGATGATGCTGCAACTTTGAAAAAACTAAAATGATGAATTTGATTAATAAAGATTCTAAACCTTATATTTGTCAATATTGCAATCACGGGTTTACAAAAGAAAAAACATTGTCGGTCCATGTATGTGAACAAAAACGAAGAGCATTAGCAAAAGGTGAAAAACATGTCGTACTCGGATTCGATACTTACAATAGATTCTATAAGAAAACACAAAATTCTAAAGGCCAAAAGATGTATGAGGATTTTTGTCGGAGTCCTTATTATAACGCTTTTGTTAAGTTTGGGAGTTTTGTTAGCAATGTTAACCCGCTCTACCCTGACCTGTTCATAGATTATGTAGTAACTAGCGGAGTTAAGTTAGACCATTGGTGTCGAGAAGAACTTTATGAAAAGTATGTACTGAATTTAATTAGAACAGAAAACGTAGAATCTGCTTTACATCGAAGTATAGATCATATGCTTAAATGGGGCGATAAAAATAATGCTCAATGGAATCATTATTTTTTATATGTAAGTTTAAACAGAGCAGTTTTTGACATCAAGGATGGAAAAATAAGTCCTTGGCTTATTTTAAACTGTGCTAATGGGAAATTAATGTTGAAGAAATTTAACGATGAACAGCTAGCAAGTATTGCAAATATTATCGACTTACCATTTTGGATTAATAAATTTAAAAAGTATCCAGCTGATGTGGAATTAATTAGACAAGTAGTTAAAGAATCAAAAATTTAATGGATATCGATCTAGACTTTGCAAACCGTAATAATGCACTTAACATTTTCGATCATGTAGTTGCATCTATCAAAGATCCTAGTGGATCCTTTAAAAAACATAACACAGGCGTATATTGTCAAAGTATTCCTGTTAATCCTATAACAGGTTTAAGTACAATAGATTATAAAGAGGCAGAAAAAAGAGGCTACTTTAAAATAGACTTTCTTAATGTTAACGTGTACAGCGGTGTACGCGATAAACATCATCTAATAGAACTAATGAACACGGAGCCATTATGGGATCTTCTAGAACAAGACGAATTCACAAATATGCTGTTTCACGTAAACGGTCATGGTACCATCCTCCGGCAGATGAAGCCACGCTCTATAGAACATCTCGCCGCTATATTAGCGATGATCCGCCCGGCGAAACGTTATCTGATTGGGAAAGATTGGAACACGGTGATGACCGAGGTGTGGACCAAACCGGAAACTGACGAGTTTTATTTCAAAAAAGCTCACGCATATAGCTATGCGGTATTAGTAGTAGTCCATATGAATTTAATATGCGAACAACTTAACAATCAAGATAGTTAGTTAGGTTTCCTAACTAACTGGACTGATTTTCTTTTAACTCGTTTCATTGTTAAATTCAATAAATTTACAACTGGACCTAAAATTATTTTTACATCCTTGCTGTTGAACGTCTTAATTGCGTAACTAAACGGCTGAATACGGTCCCTGCAAAAAATCGTAATAGGAAATTGCCTATTCGATTCCCACCACCACGTTTCTCCTATTTCTAGGAAAACTGTCTTCTCTTCTGGTGTTCGAAGAGCATTAAGATCATACATGCATGTAACAAACTGATCTTGGTTAATTATAATGCCCACGTACTCTTCGTTCCCGTAATTCACGACGGACACAAAAGGTAAATTTTGTTCAATGTTATCTCTTAAATTTGCCATAAATACATTAAAGGTTTGCCAAACTATGCAAAAAATCTCAAGTTATTTATACCCAAATAGGGTCCAGATATTGGCCGATATGGCGGGCTTCAATGTGGAGTATACAAACGTGTATCAACGAAATATTAAAATTTACAAAGGTATAGATAATATTATAGAATTTGATATTAAAAATGCCGATCAAAAACGTATCGACCTATCAACCATTGCTAATTTACAGTTAAACATAATGGATGCAGCGGGCAATGGATTGATCAGCAGTCCGTACGAGATAGTACCGACAACTTTAAGAGGTATAGCATCAGCTGTTATACCTGCAATCGATCTTAATGATTTAACTGATCAATACTTAACGTACAGCGTAACCGGAGTTAAAGATGGCCGAGAAATTTTGCTGTATTCTGATACTAGATTTTCTGGATCAGGAACAATAGAATTATCAGGCAAGGCTATGCCAAGTGTACGTAAAGTGCGTATTTACAATACCTTTACAGCAGAAATAGATTTAAAAGGACAGCCAATATATCATAGTAGTGCAATTCCTGTTAAATTTTACGAAGCAATACCAACAAAATTATTAGACTTTGAAATTCATGTCACTGGATTTATTGGCTCTGTCTGGCTTGACGCTACTAAAAACAGTACTATTAATGCAGAAGCATTTAAAGCAGAAGGTAAACCATATGGATCATGGACTAGAACTGTAGAAGATGGAAAGTTTACAGGTATTGTACCTTATGGTTCTAATATTAAAGTAGATGATTATAATTTTCTTCGATTATCGTTCGATTGTCCAACGATCAGCGGAGTAGGTGCAGGATTTATTGTTACCCGAAATAATGGCGTATACAATGTTACTATAAAAAGCGGCGGAACTGGTTATGCTGTTGGTGCTATGATTAAGATACCAGGAGATCAAATTGGCGGCGTTCATGGTGTTAATGATTTAATTATTAGTGTCACAGGGCTCGATTCGTCAAGCGCAGGTTATACTTCGAGTTATATCGTTAGTAGCGTTTCTCGCATAACTTGGAGTGGGTCTGCAGCATTAGGAACAGGAACGTATACTGTTACAGGAACAAATATAGCCGGGGTTGTTAATAGAGTAATTGTTAGACAGTCTTTCCAAGGTTCGATAGATGGGCAGAACCTAAACGATATTTACACTGATTATTTAGACGGCGGGATAGGCCCAGAAGAATACGACGAAAGCGAGCAACTGTATGACGGCGGAAACTCCTAAAATACAAATAAATATATGTTAAAGAGAGATTATCATGGCTGTAAGAATTAAATTTAGAAGAGATTCAGCATCAACATGGACTAATACCAATCCAATTTTAGCCCAAGGTGAACCTGGTTACGAATTAGATACAGGACGATTAAAGATAGGCGACGGTTATTCGACTTGGAATGTGTTACCGTATGTCGAGGGAGAGAAAGGCGATGTTGGTCTAACTGGTGCAATTGGTCCTACTGGTCCTACTGGCCCGATTGGTCCTACTGGCTCGGTTGGTGCTAATTCAACAGTACCAGGACCTACTGGCTCGATTGGTCCTACTGGCCCGATTGGTCCTACTGGCTCGGTTGGTGCTAATTCAACAGTACCAGGACCT